GGCGGGTATGTTGGCTTGCAGGCTCCCGCCACTGTCGGCTCTAGTTTTACACTGACATTGCCAACAGCAGATGGAACAGCGGATCAAGTTCTTTCTACAAACGGCAGTGGAGTTTTGAGCTTTGCCGATGCTGGTGGCGGTTCATGGACGTTATTGAACACCTACACGCCCAGCGCCGCCTCAACTGTTGATATGGAGGATTTCAGCAGTACCTATGATGTCTATAAGATCATATACAGAGTCAAAAACAACAGCACCGCAAATGAGATACTGATGTACCTAAAAATCGGCGCCTCCTATCAAACGTCGGGCTATGATTGGATGAATATCATTTCGTCGACAACAGACGGCGGGTCATACGTTACGGAGAGAAGCACAAACGCTAGCGAGATGCGGATTTATCAAAGCAACTCGATCCCATCTAATACGCTAACTTATGGGGAAATTACATTCCCATTCGTAAATACGAGCGGTCGTCAAGTTATCAACTGGGACACGACTACTCAGGCACCGTTTGGCGAACCCATGCGGGCAATAGGAGGTATCGGCGGGTATATGGGCGGGAACGGAACAATCTCCGGGGCAAGGTTTCAGTTTGCAAATTCAGCGACAGCTACCGGAACCTTCTGGGTTTATGCCCTGACCGCCTCAACGTAAGGAGTAAGTATGCCGCGTTATCACTTTACCAAAGACGGGAATGTTCCTTTCACTGCTGAAGAAGAAGCCGAGTGGGATGCTAGAGATTTAGCGTGGGAGTCCGGTGCCGACCAAAGAGCGGCGGAGCAGGCTAGGAAAGAAAGAGATGCTTTAATTTCTCAAACCGATTGGCGAGCAGGCGCTGATCTGACTCTATCAACAGAATGGGCGGCATATCGTCAAGCCTTGCGAGACATTCCTCAGCAGGAAGGGTTCCCAAACAGTATTAACTGGCCCGCGAAGCCAGAATAGTTAATCGGAGAAGACAATGGCACTTGTCCTTAAAGACAGAGTAAAAGAGACAACCACCACTACCGGCACGGGAGCGATATCGCTGGGCGGTGCCGTAGCGAACTTCCAAGCGTTCTCGGCGGTGTTGTCTGACGCAGACACAACGTACTACGCAATCATTGACGTAACCAATTCTGATTACGAAATCGGGCTGGGGACGTATTCCAGTGGTGGCAACACGCTAGCCAGAACGACCATCTTGGAAAGCTCCAACGGCGGATCAGCAGTCAGCTTCGGCGCTGGTAGCAAGAACGTGTTTATTGCGTACCCTGCGGAAAAGTCGGTGTATCTGGATGCCTCCGATCAACTTGTTATCAATAGCACTGCTGTCACGTCCACCCCGGCAGAACTTAATATTCTGGATGGGGTTACAGCGACCACGGCAGAGCTTAATTTTGTTGATGGCGTGACGTCTAACATTCAAACCCAGCTTGATGGAAAGGCAAGCACAGGCAAGGCCATCGCAATGGCCATTGTGTTCGGATAGGAGATAAATAATGACGGCACCAAATATTGTCGATGTAACAACTATTACTGGAAAGACTGCTGTTCAGGCCGTTGGAACTTCTGCTACTGCAATTGTTACTAACTCTGCGGCAAGCGGAAAGGTATTTAAGGTAAACGCTCTTTATGTGAGCAATGTTGACGGCACTTCTAATGCTGAAATAAATGTTGATGTTTTTCGCTCATCTACTGCATACCACATTGGAAAAACCATTGTAGTTCCAGCAGATGCCACGCTCGATGTAATTTCTAAGGCTATTTACCTTGAAGAAGGAGATGCTCTAAGGCTAACCGCTAATGCGGCGTCTGATTTAGAAGCTGTTTGTTCTTACGAGGAAATTAGTTAATGGCGCACCCGTCCACCTCATCTGCTTATGGCGTTTGGAAGTTGCGACAGCAACGTAATGCCAAGATGGGCGATAACTGGCCTGAGGTTGGCTTTGTTGGTTCGTATCTTATTGTTGCTGGAGGTGGCGGGGGTGGATACGACGGCGGCGGAGGCGGTGGCGCAGGCGGTGTAGTTTACAGTTCGTCTCTTACTGCTGGTGTCGGCGTAACCATCACAGTAGTGGTAGGCGCTGGAGGCGCAGGGGTAAGTCAAAATGATCCGGGTAATGACGGCAATAACAGTTCTATTGATGGCTTAGGGGGGCCAGCTATTGCCGCTCAGGCCGGAGGTGGCGGAGGCAGTTTTACTGGCAGTGGAGCTGGCAGGAATGGCGGCTCCGGAGGTGGAGGCCGAAGCGGAGCAACTGCTGTAGGCGGCACTGGAGAAACAGGGGAAGGCAATGATGGCGGTGATGCCACTGGCAATACCGCGGGTGGCGGAACCGGAGGCGCTGGTGGCGGAGGAAAGGGTGCCGCAGGAGGAGATAGCAGTGATGCAACCGGGCCGGGAGATGGCGGAAATGGACAGGCATATACGATAACAGGCTCTAGCGTAACTTACGCTGGAGGTGGCGGTGGAGGCAGGACATCTACTTCTGCCGCAGGGTCAGGAGGTACTGGCGGTGGCGGTGATGGCGGAAACAATAGCGCGTCGGCTCAAGCTGGCACCGCAAATACTGGCGGAGGTGGAGGCGGCGGTGCAAACCCTAGTGCCGCTGGAGGCTCCGGCGTTGTAATTATTAGAATTAATGGACAGGCATCATCGACTACAGGTTCGCCAACTGTAACAACGAGCGGTAGTGATTACATTTATAAGTTTACTGGCTCTGGGAGCTTAACAACGTAATGGCATACCCAACAACAACTAGCGCCTCAAGCATTTGGAGTTTGAGCGATAACTACAATGCTGAAGCTGGCGATAACTGGCCTCCACTTGCAGGCGATGCAACTGCGTCGTATCTGGTTATTGCTGGAGGCGGTGGTGGAGGCGGCGCTAGAGGTGGCGGCGGCGGAGCCGGAGGTTATCGAAACTCATACTCAACTGAAACGTCTGGGCGAGGCTCGGCAACTGAATCAACCATAACCCTACTTACTGGTCAAACCTATACTGTGACTGTGGGTGGAGGTAGCGCTGGTGGCGGTGATGGCGGAACTGCTAGCAATGGGTCTAATAGCAGTATTTCTGGCCAAGGTATTACAACTATTGTTTCAGCGGGTGGCGGTGGCGGCCCTGCAGATGATCTTGCTGGATCAGACGGGGGTTGTGGCGCTGGAGGAGGAGGTGGCGGCAGTTTTGGCAAAGGCAATGGTACTGCTGGACAAGGTTACGATGGGGCTACTTCTAGCGCGGGAAATGATGGAAACCCCGGCGCAGGAGGTGGTGGCGCAGGCTCTAATGGAAGAGGAACGGGATATTTAAGCAGGTCTGCCGGAACGGGCGGTGATGGGCTAGCAAGCTCTATAACAGGCTCAAGCGTTACAAGAGCCGGAGGCGGTTCTGGAGGCGCTGGTGGCGGAGGAACTACAACACCCAGCCCCGGAGGTGGTGGCGGCACAGGAGGTGGAGCTTCGGCTAATGGCGGCAACGGGACAGCTAATACTGGTGGCGGTGGAGGTGGCGGTGGTAGTAGCGCGGCGGGGGGAAACGGAGGTTCTGGCGCTGTAATTATTCGCATGGGTCAACAAGCATCATCGACTACAGGCTCGCCTTCAGAAACTACTAGCGGCGCAGATTATATTTACACGTTTACAGGCTCTGGGAGTATTACGATCTAATGGCGCAATTTCCTTCTAGCTCTGGCGCTTCTGGCATCTGGAGTTTAAAAGAAAATATTATTGCTGAAAATGGCGGTGATTGGCCCGCGCTAATTGTGTCCGGTGAGTATCTTGTTGTAGCTGGCGGTGGCGGGGGCGGATATGACGCTGGAGGCGCTGGAGGAGCCGGTGGTTATTTAGCCGCTACTAGCGTTAACTTTACTCCCGGGGTTACTTATACGGTTACTGTTGGCTCAGGCGGGGCTGGCCCCGGAAGTGGCAATGGCCTAGATGGTAGCGATAGTGTTTTAAGTGGCTCTGGATTTACTACCCAAACTTCCGTTGGTGGTGGAGGCGGAGGAGGCGGCGGCGGAAGCCAAGAGATTGGTAGAGATGGTGGCTCTGGCGGAGGAGGCAAGAGAGGGCAAACTGCTGGATCAGGCACTTCAGGGCAAGGCAATGATGGCGAAGATACAGACGACACCAACTGGTCTGGAGGTGGTGGCGGTGCTGGCGAAGCTGGCGGAACAGATACTAGCGGCTATGGCGGAGATGGGCTTCAAAACGATATTACTGGCTCTAATGTTTATTATGCAGGAGGCGGTGGCGGTGGAGAAGAAACCGCAGGATATGCGCCAGATGGAGGCTTTCCCGGAGGGGATGGCGGTGGCGGCACAGGTGGCGATAGAACAAACGCAGAAGCAACAGATGGAACCGCTAACACTGGAGGCGGTGGTGGCGGAGGTGGCACTTCTGGGGACAGGAGTGGGGGCAATGGAGCGTCTGGCGTTGTTATTGTAAGGTTAACAGGATCAGCGGCCTCTTCTACTTCAGGCTCCCCGACAGTTACAACTGTTGGAAGCGATTACGTTTACAAATTTACAGGCTCTGGAAGCATAACTATTTAAGGTTTAGACATGGCACATTTTGCAGAAATAGGTTTAGACAATGTTGTTGAGCGGGTAATTGTTGTTAATAACAATGAATTATTGGACTCGGAAGGCGTAGAGCAAGAGTCACTTGGCTCTGAGTTTTGTAGAACGCTTTTTGGCGGAACATGGTTGCAAACAAGTTATAACGGAAATATGCGTAAAAACTTTGCGGGGATTGGTTATACATACGACTCGACCAGAAATGCTTTTATACCACCAAAGCCTTTTGAGTCATGGACATTGAATGAAGAAACGTGCCAGTGGCAAGCTCCTGTTGCTAAGCCAGATGATGGCAATAGCTACAACTGGGATGAAGAAGCAGGAAATTGGGTGCTAGCGCAGTGATATGTGGAAATTATTGTCCTGTATCTGGTTCTTGATACCTACACCTACACATGGGCGATAGGCAGTCGAACAAGGCTAGAGCATTACCGGATATGCCGATACAAGGAGCTAAATAGCGAGTCGGATCAGACCTACACTTGGTACTTGCCGTATTTTGGCTCGTACTGTGATCCCTATGTAGTTTACGAGGTTCCTAATGATTGGCCCACGAAGACAGAGTAACCGATGAATGGACCCTTTGAGTTTGGTAGCGATGGCCTCAACCACCTTCAAGGGGTTGCAGGCACTCGTCAGTAAAGGGGCCGAAATAGAACATGTGGCCAAGAAACTTGGCCACTGGTACACGCTGGTATCTGACATCAATCAAGCCGAGCGCGAAGCGGAAAACCCGCCTCTTTTCAAAAAGATGTTTGACGGCTCCTCTGTTGAAGAGCAGGCGTTAAACGCGGTCATTGCCAAGAAAAAGATAGAAGAGCAGGAAAAGCAGGTCCGAGAGCTAATCACTTGGGCGTATGGGGTCGAGACATACAAAGAAATGATGCAGATGCGCCGCGACATTAAGGCAAAGCGCGAACGCATGATCTACCGACAACGCCGCCGCCAACAGCGAATGTTGGATATTTCAGCGGTGATTCTAGGTATAATTGTATCTGGTTTCGTGGTTTGGACCACTTTTTCTTTTATTCAAAACTTGAGGAGCGGTTAGGTTTGGGAACGAGCTTGCGAAGAATAGCGACGGCTAACGGGTAACTCGCCATGTTCGGTTCAAGTAGCTTTTCCGCCTCTTCTTTCAGCCAGAGCCCGCTGGGGCCGACTGTTGTTGTAACGGGGGTTTCGGCAAAAGGCTCTGTGCCGATTGCCATTGAAGAGCATGGCGGAGCTTTTGCTGAAAACAGTTTTGCAGAAGCGCCATTTGCGTCGGAGAAAAGCGAGCCGTTTTTCATAACGGTCAACACCGTAGCCAATGTATCGGTTACGGGCCTTGAGGCTACGGGTCAAAGCAACGGCGTTGTATTTAACGAGACAGTTAATCTTACGGGCCTTGAGGCGACAGCATCTGTCGGTGACGTTTCCGTTACCCTGCCAAGAACTGTGGAAGTTACCGGCCTTGAAGCAACTATGCCGGTTATCGCTATTGACAGCGGCGGCTCGCTGTTTGGCGGCATTTCGTTTGGCGAGGAGCCGTTTGCCGAGTTAGAGGACACGGGCCTCAAGGTCATTATTCAGGCCGGTACAGGCGTGTCTGTTACGGGCGTAGAAGGAACCGGCACGGTAGGTAGCGTTGCGATTGACGCCGCCGCAAATGTTCCTGTAACAGGCGTGTCTGCCACCGGTGAAGTAGACAGCGTCAGCGTTACCGGAGACGCCAATGTCAGCGTTACCGGCCTGTCTACTACAGCAAGCCTCGGAACGGTGACAGTCATAGAAGGCACCGGGGTCGATGCCTTGGTCACTAGCCCGAGAATGCGGGGTAGCGTAGGACTTGTCACAGCAATTGGTGAAATCAGTGTGTTAATTACCGGGGTTGAAGCAACGGGTGAAGTGGGTCAAGTCGGACAGTCTTCTTGGAATTCAATAATCCCAAGTCAAAATGCAAATTGGGTCGAAATAGCGGCATAGCGAGGAAACCATGCCTAGTACATACACAACAAACCTCGGTATTGAAAAGATTGCGACAGGTGAGCAGTCCGGTACTTGGGGCGGCACGACCAACACAAACTTTGATTTGATAGACAGCGCCATTGACGGTGTCATTTCTATCAATGTTTCATCAGCGGGCGACTCAGGTTCTCCCAACGCTCTGCCTATTACCGACGGATCAGTGTCAAATGGTCGAAACAAGTTCATTGAGTTTAGCGATGGCGGCGATTTGGGGGCGAATGCTTATTTTCAGCTAACTCCCAACAACGCAGAAAAGGTCGTTCACATTCGCAACTCTTTGAGCGGTAGTCGCTCTTTGATCTTGTTTCAAGGCACATACAACGCCTCTAATGACTTTGAAGTGCCTGCTGGGAAAGACGTTGTCTTAAAATTTGATGGAGGCGGTGCGAGTGCAACGGTCACCCAAGTTTTTGAAGACTTATTGGCCACTAACGTTACCGCGCCTTTAACCGGTAATGTGACGGGTAATGTCACCGGTAACGTAACAGGCGCACTTACAGGTAATGTTGCTGGAAATGTTACGGGCAACGTGACGGGTAATGTCACCGGTAACGTAACAGGAAACATCACCTCGTCTGGGGCGTCTTCTTTCACTAACGCAACCATTACGGGCGGATCTGTAAACGGCACTCAGGTGGGCACATCTACTCCAGCGGCAGGTGCTTTTACCACTTTAAGCACTACTTCTACGGCCACTTTGGCAACAGTAGACATTGCGGCGGGCGAGATTGACGGCACAAACATAGGTGCCAACACACCGGGCACGGGAGCTTTTACGTCGCTTTCTACGACGGGTACGGCCACTTTAGCCACGGTAGATATCAATGCCGGGGCGATAGATAACGCGGTCATAGGCGCAAACACGGCGGTAGCGGGTACTTTTACAGATTTAACGGCCACCGGCACAACCACCGTGACGACAGCAGACATCAACGGTGGCGCAATTGACGGCACAAACATTGGCGCAAGTACCCCCGGCACAGGTGTGTTTTCTGCGCTCACGACCAGTGGCGATAGCGTCATAATTCAAACTTCGCAAACCCCCGCCAGTGCCTCTGCGACCGGTACGGCAGGCGAGATTGCGTGGGATGCTGATTACATTTATGTATGTGTGGCTTCTAACACATGGAAGCGTGTAGCGATTGACACGTGGAGCTAACCCATGCCGCTGACAAAGCTCCAATTTAGACCCGGCGTAAACCGCGAAACGACCTCCTACACTAACGAAGGCGGTTGGTTTGACGGCGACAAGATACGCTTCCGGTTTGGTGTGCCAGAAAAGATTGGCGGCTGGGAGCGCATGTCGGAAAGCACTTTCTTGGGCACCTGCCGGGCTCTCAAGCCGTTCGTCGCGCTCGACGGTTCACGGTACATGGGCCTCGGAACAAACCTTAAGTACTACATAGAAGAGGGCGGCGCTTATAACGACATTACGCCTATCCGCGTTACGACGGCGGCGGGGGATGTCACCTTTACCGCGACCGATGGCTCCTCTACTCTTACTGTTTCAGACACGGCCCACGGTGCAGTAGCCAACGATTTTGTCACGTTCTCGGGGGCGGTTTCGCTTGGCGGCAACATCACTGCGGCGGTTTTGAACCAAGAGTATCAAATCAACGGTGTGATTGATGACGACAGCTACACCATCGTAGCCAAAGACACGTCGGGGGCCACGGTAGACGCTAATGCCAGTGATACGGGTAATGGTGGTAGCTCGGTTGTCGGCGCGTACCAGATCAACGTGGGTCTGGACACGTCGGTAAGCGGCACCGGCTGGGGCGTAGGCACGTGGGGCCGTGAGGGCTGGGGCGATGCAGACGCGGCGGCAGGCACTACGTCTGTCTTGCGTATCTGGACGCACGACAACTTTGGCGAAGACCTGATTATCAACGTCCGCGATTCCGGTATTTATTATTGGGACAAGACATTGGGCCTGTCTTCACGGGCCACGGCCCTATCTGACCTGTCTGGGGCAGACGCTACGACGCCCACTATTGCGAAGCAGGTGCTGGTGTCAGACCGCGACCGGCACATCATTGCGTTTGGCTGTGACCCGGAAAACAACATTGGGGTACAAGACCCGTTGTTAATTCGTTTCAGCAGTCAGGAAAGCCCTACGACGTGGCAGTCTTTGCCCAACAACACCGCAGGCGATCTGCGTATTGGCTCTGGCTCAGAAATTATTGCGGCGGTAGAAACGAGACAGCAAGTGCTTGTTTTCACTGACGTTTCTCTACACACCATGCAGTTCTTGGGGCCGCCCTTTACTTTCGGCATCAACATGATTTCTGAGAACATTTCGATTATGTCGCCGTTGGCCGCGATTGCTCACGATGATGCCGTGTACTGGATGGGCTTTGAAGAATTTTACGTCTATGGCGGTCAGGTACAGCGTATTCCTTGCTCTGTCCGGTCGTACATCTTTGATGATTTCAACCGTGAGCAGAAAGAGAAAGTCTTTGCGGCGCTTAACTCGGCATACAACGAAGTCTGGTGGTTCTACCCGTCTTCTGCGTCGAGCGAAGTTGACCGGTATGTCGTGTTTAACTTTCAAGAGCAGGCGTGGTATTACGGCACTCTGTCGCGTACTGCTTGGGTAGATCGGGGCATCAACGACTACCCGATTGCCACCTACACCGACGGACGACAGTATTTCCATGAGCTTGGCTTGGATGACGGGACTACGGTGCCTACTACGCCTATTTCCGCGTATGTGGAGTCCAGCCAGATCGACATTGGTGAGGGCGAGCAGTTTGCCTTTATCCGCCGCATCATTCCTGATGTGACGTTTGAGAACTCTACTGCAAGCTCTCCTACGGTAACCTTTACGACAAAAGTGCGTAATTTTCCCGGTGGGGACTATCTCAACTCGGACGACGCCGATACCACTCGAACGGCGACGACGCCGGTAGAGCAGTTTACAAACCAAGTTCATTTACGTCTGCGGGGCCGAAGCTTTGCCATGCGGATAAGCTCTGATGAATCACAGGTGCAATGGCGCTTGGGGTCACCAAGGCTTGACATACGACCGGATGGCCGTCGATGAGTGGCCGCCGCCTTGTTTTACCTCAGTTTCCAACCGCCCCGCAGTCCTATGACGCACAATACATGGCTGAAGTGGTGCGGTCGTTTTCGGTGTTTCTGGAGTTGTTTAACAACCCCGGCGATGCACGGCACACGGGACTGACTTTGACGAACCTGCCCGAGAATGACTACAACCTAGAAACGGGTGCTATTTTCCAGCAGGATGGGAATTTAAAAATTGTTGTCGCCTATAAGCCCCACCCGGCGGGAGTAGCCGGAACTGGGGGTGTAGGGGCGGTAACCGTATCGACCCCATAGAAGGGGTTTGATACAATAACGCGTTATTATGGGATAGTTCTATGACAGCCGCCGTATCACACAGTCCAGAGCCTTATGAGGTCCCCAACGGGGGCCTAGCGTCGTTCCTAACCGCAACGGTTGGGGATTGGTCGGACGAAGCTCTGAACGCTGATAACTACTATGACATTGTAAAACCCACTGCGGAGCAGTTGGCGGCATTTGGCCGTGAAGAAGATGATCGCATAGCGCACGTTGCGACGGGCGAAACCGTCATACCGATGGCGGTATTTGAAGAAGACCCTGCGCTAAAAGAAGTTCTGTTTGCTCGTATGCGAGACATGGGCATTGAGCCCGAGCGTTATGTTGTTGGTAACGAACTGAACAGCATCAACCCTGTTACGGGTCAGCCTGAGTTTTTCCTCAAGAAAATATTTAAAGGCATCAAGAAAGCCGTCAAGGGCGTCGTTAAAGTCTTCAAGAAGATTGCTCCGATTGTTCTTTCTACTGTCGGCTTTATGGTGGCAGGCCCTATAGGCGCAAGTTTAGGTTCTGGAATTGGCACCTTAATACAAGGTGGTGACCTCAAGGACGCGTTCAAATCTG